TTACACCCCGCCGGGCATGGATGCAGCAGCATCCGGCACTTCCAGCGCGTCAAGGGCAGTTGACAGAAGCTTTGCAACGGTCGATTTTGATAGATCAAGCTTGACACAGATAAAATCAATCTTCATATCCTGCAAATAGTGGTAGTGTACAGCTATGGTCTGCCGGATGTCCGGCAAGGCTTCTATTGCGGCCTGTATTTCATCGTAGATTTGATAGCCCTGTTCTACCTCGGCAATGTACTTCCGCTGCAGTTCGTCAAGGCGCTGCACAGCGTCTGCGACACGGTCAGAGCGTAGACCCGTAGGAGCAACACGCACCCCGCCGGGGGTACTCTGCACAGACGTTGCGCGGCTGCGTGCGTCCTCGATCTGTAACAGGATGATCTTTTGCCTGCGCTGGCTGTTCTGGTATCGGTATAACCATTCCTTTTTCTGCTCAATTGTCACGTTCTGCACTCCCTTCCAAAGAAAAAACGCCCACAGTGGGCAGCTGTGAGCGTTAATTTTGGCATTTTGACGAAAACCAGCGATGCAGCACACGCCGATCGGGCCGGATTCAATAGCAAAATGCACAATCAGGTAATGGCCTGATAGTAAATGCCGGTCTTTTTGTTGTCCAGCACAAATGCATCATAGCAGATGCGGCCGGTCACGATGCTGCCGCTGGAAAGCGGGGTATCATTGTGAATGCCGAAATCTTCCAGCTTGACAGGGGCCACGGTTGCGGACGGATGCGCCAGCATAAAGCCGAACTTTTCCGGCAGGCGGGCAGAGGGCACCTTTACCACAACTGCACCGTCCAGCATGGCCACAACGCCGCGCGCACGCATTTCTGCGCCGATTTCGGTATGATCGAATTCAACGGCCTGTTTCAGAATGGCATAAGTTGCAGGAGTGACCACCAACGCGCGCTCGGTTTCGGGTACCTCTGCATCGTCCAGCGCCTGAGACGCAGCCAGAATTGCGGCGTAGATGTTGGATTTGGTGAGCGCTGCAGCGTCGGGCTTGTGGCCTGCGCCAGTGGTCATGACAGTGTAAACGTTGGTGTCCACCTCAGGAATAACGACCTCGCGCAGCTCACGGGCCAGCGCGGTGCCTGCTTCCAGCTGGCCCTGCGTTTCGTCGTTGTCCAGCTTATCAACGTTGAAGATGAAAGAACGGTCATGTTTCAGCAACAGCTCCTCGGTGGTGGCATTCAGGTCAAGCAGCTGACCATAGCGAGACAGGGATTCGCTGCTATCTTCGGGGGCGGTGCTGCGGTTGCGGCTGTAGTCGTTCAGCGGGGTTGTGCTGATTTTGTACAGCTTGACACTGTGGGCGCCGCTCCAATCAAAGTCGGTGTTAGTCAACAAACTGGTCTTGCTTTCCGCTTTGAAAAGCTCATCAGTCTGCGGGGCAAATTTGGTAGTAAGCTCAACGGACATATATATTAACCTCGTTTATGTGTTAGTAGTTGAAATAGGGGTAAGACCTCGGCTCGTGCTTCCGATCGCTGCGAAAAGCTTCCGCTGCGTAATTCGGCGCAGAGGGTGCAAGATACGGCTCGCCGTCCCTAACATCGGGATAGCCGGGCTGCTTTGCCTTTGCGAACTTCAAAGCGGCCTGTGCCTGAGCGGTGCAGGCTTCTTCCGTGTCGCCGGTCAGCAGCTCTACAGGGACGCCGGTAGAAGCAGCCACGCGGGCGCGCATATCGCGCTGGGTGTTGGCAGCGTTCAGTGCGTCCAGCTCGGCCTTTGTGGTGTCGAACTGCTGGGCCTTGGTTTTCAGATCGTCGTAATCGGCATACTTTGTGCGCTCACGGGTCAGGCGGTCGGCAACAATGCTGTTTACCTCGGCCTGTGTGAAGGTGCGCGGCTCCTGCTGCTCTCCGGCTGCAGTGGTAACGGGTTCCTGATTTACAGTTTCACTCATGGTGTAATTCCTTTCCCGGCCTATTCCGTGGCCGTGTACGGTTCTATTCATCCACACCCCCACAAGAGGGGTGACAGACCATCAAAAAGCCCTTTTAAAAAAATCGCTGTGTGTAAATCGGCGCTTACGGCACTGGGGGTCGCCGAGGGCACCGGAGGGGGTCCCTCCCCACCCCGTGCCAGACTTTGAGCAAATAACGATTTATCGGGCAAAAATCATTCAAAGGCGGCACACCTGCGGCTGAAAAGTAAGGCATAGAAACAGCCACAAACACACCGCTTATTTTGCCTTTTTTCACTGTTTTTGCGGCTTTCCGGGCAGGCCATGGAAGGAGGACGAAACCACAGAGCAAAGCAGCATTCAGAGAGCACCCAGAGCGCCAGCACAGAAAAGCAGGCAAAATAAAAAAGCACAGAGAACCGCTCAATTGAAGCGTTTTCCCTGTGCTTATTAGCTTAACAGACGTTCGCCTGTGCGGTACTCTATGCCTTACAGGCTCAGTATACCATGTCAGAAACGAAACGTCAAATAGATCATGCAGCGGTCGCCGCTCTGGCTGCTATGTACGCGGCAGCGTCCAAACAGCTTCACCAGTACAGCCTGCGCCCTCTGGGCCTGTTCCAGCTCACTGAGGGTATAGGAGAGGGTTACTTTCATACCAGCATCCCCCGGGGGTCATTCTGGGGAGTGGTGGTCTTGAGCACCCCGCCGGGGTATTCTTTTCTGGCTTTCCTGCGTTCCTGGTCGTTATACAGGCGGGAAACACACAGCAGCACACGCTGCACAGCGTCCGGGCTTTCCAGCAGATCAAGCAGCGTTACACACGATTCTCGCAGGCGCTGCACCTCGTTCCCGGTCTGGGCGGCGCTCTTTGCCTTCTCGCGGTTCACATCGTTGCCGTCCATGGTCATGACTGCATCGATCTGTTCAGGGGTCAAGCCAAGGGCTTTTAATTCGTTACGTTTCATGTTTTGTTCCTTTCTTCATTTCAGCGTGTGCCGGACTACAACAGCGCGCCCAATGATCTGCACGCCTGCCAGCTCGTCACGGGTGAATATTTCGGCCATGTATGCCGGGTTTGCGGGCGAAAGGATTTGCCCATCTGCCCACAAGACACGCAATAAATACTCTCCCCCGACCTTTACAAGGGCGATCTGGCCGGATTCTACATGGTCACAGGCTGCAATCTCCACTCTGTCACCGGCTCTTATACCGGCATTCTTCATGCTGTCATCTTGTACCAGCATGAGAAAATCACTGTGCGGTGCTTCGTCCTGTGCGCTCTGGTGCTGTTCCATCTCGCCCACCTCCTTAGCGGTTCCCGCTGAACCAGTAGGCCACAGCGCCGATCAGGCACCACGCAAGGAAGGGTGCCACACAGGTAAAGTGATACATAGTCATTGCAAAAATCCTCCTGTTTTGTTAAACTAGGGGTGGTATCGTCATTGCAAACTATACCGCCCATCGTGCCGACTACCAGCTGCGAACTGGTAAGCGGCTTTCTTTTTGTTGTTGAGCAGCAGTTGCAAAATGCAACCGGTTGTAAAATGCAACTGGTATCCCCGGCAAATTGCCGGGGGTCATTTTGAACCTAGTTCAATCTGGCCGGGGTCAGGCTGCTGCTTGCTGCGGCTGAATACAATAGGCGGCAAGCTGGACAAGTTGGGGTGCACAATCTGCACCGGTGCACTTTTTGCATGGGTGCATTTTTTGCACCCATCTGGTTTCCGTACTGGTACGATTTCCGTACTGGTACGATTTTCGGACTGATACCCGCCGGGGGATGCACGCGGGCAGTCGCACCTTTCGCCGGGGTCAAGGTGTGCGCCGCAATAGGGGCAAATGGTGTAATAAGTGTGCTTCATAGGCTGCTTCTTTCTGCGCTATATAACGCGCGCACGTGTAGAGTGATGTTAAATGCGAAAGTGACAAAATATCAACTGCACAACGTTCAAATTCCAACTTTATCAGGTTGATAAAGTGACACGCGGGTCAGTTTATCAATAGGGGTCACTTTCGCAAACTGATAAACTGACAAAAAACAACATAAATAAATTATTATTTTGTCTCTTTATCATCTGTTTCACCCTGATAGCAAAGGCGCGTAAACCATCCACGGACGCCGCCGGGTTGATTCAACTGGAATTTTGCAATCTCGCCGGACTTCACAAGGTCGCCGTAAGCACGGTTATAGGTGCCTTGGCTGCATCCGGTTTCCTGAATAACAGCCGCGCGCAGTTCACTGCTTGCCATGCTGGCCGTGTTGCTTTCGGCCAGCACATTCAAGATAGCGGCGGCTGCATCATCCTTTGTCTGGGCCAGCCTAAACCGTTTCTCTTCAATGAAATCAGCGTCTTTTTTGTCGGTGTAGCCATCGAACACAGCACAGGCTGTCCGAATGCCGTTTACGCGGGTATCATCAATGTGCAGCAGCACGGTTTGCTGTGGCTTTGAATAGCTGCTCTTCTCGTGGCTGAGGTAAATCTTCCCGTCATTCTTGGAGCTGCCCATCATCAGCACACTGCGTGCAATATCCCAGATGTCGGAACTGTCAGCCAGACGGGCACGTCCAGATACACCCTGTTTCTTGTTGGTGTGCATCGAAATCAGGCTTGAACAGTTGCGCCGGTTGCTGATACTTTTCAAAGGCACCGTGATGCCGCGCATTTGGTTGCGGCTTCCCATTTCCAGATCTGAGGGCAGAAAGCTTTGCAACGGGTCAATGATAATCAAAATCGGCTCGCAGGTGTCCACGAAATCATCAAGGGCTTTATCTTTGATGGATAGCAGCCGCCCGGTTTTTTCATAGTAATCATCTGAGGTCATGACAAAAATTTTGCTCAGGTCTGCGCCTGCCGCCTGATACCGGGGCTCTAGCACCCTGCCGGGGTCGTCCTCGCCGGATAGCACAAGAACTTTCCCTGTCTGCGGCGCTGGCATGGGAAAGAACCCCGATGTTTTGCCGGTGGTCACGTAAGCAATCAGCTGCGCCTGCCAGATACCTTTACCGGTGCCGCCGTCCGCACCCAATACGGAAATTTCCCCCAAAGGGATAAGGCCGGGCACAAGCCATTGCGTTTCCTCTGGCTGCACATTTTCCATACGTACCGGCGCAGGCTTCTTTCCGAAATGCCTGTCATGCCAGCGGTCGCCGGATTCATAGAACCCCGCCGGGTCGTCTGCTGCGCGTTTTGCACATCCGGCGCGCCATGTGTCAACCTGTGTCCACTTGATACCTGTGCCGGGCGCAGTCACAACGTCACAAAGGCGCTGATACCGCATTTCCTGTTCATAAGCATCATGACCGATAAAAACAAGCTGGTATGTATAATCGTTCAGCAGTTCGTTTACAGGCGTTTGGGCAAGGTATTCAAGGAACGGTTGCAGGTTCTTTTCCAATTCGTCCTCTCGCACTCAATCACCCCGCCTTCACCGGGCCGGGATCTCCCTGCTCAAAATAGCGGGCAAGGCTGTCCAGATTCACAAGCCACAAATGCCCGGCATTCACATAGCAGATTTTACCCAGCCTGCAAAGCCGCCGGATATAGACGGGGGATAGGCCATAGAGTGCAGCGGCCTGCTTGATGGTGCCCATGTTGGGGATATGGAGAGGGGTGCTTTCAAATCGCGGGCTTTCCATGCTTATTCCTCCTTCAATTCGTCAACAGTAACGCCCAGAGCGGCGGCAACGTGTCCGGCAGTGGTACGCCAGACCGCTTGACCCTTGCGCATTTTCTGGATAGCAGAGCGGCCTACACCGGCTTTCTGTGCGACTTCCTCGCAAGTGACATTCTGGCGCGCCATCTCTGCAATCACTTTTACACGGTCAACAACGATGGATTTAGACATTGTTTTCACCTCCAAACGTAAAATGCAATGAAATCATTGCAAAAGATAGTATATAGCAATGAAAGCATTCTGTCAACAACAAAAAGAAATATTTTCATTGCATTTTAAAAAATAGGACGGTATAATAAACTGGGGTGATGGTATGAATACAACCAAAAAAGTAAAAATTGGCGAAGCTATTCGCAATCAACGAAAAAATCAGGGGCTTACCCTAAATGAACTTGGGCAGCGAATGGGCATTTCTGGCTCTCTCGTGGGGCAGTATGAACGGGGCGTAGTAAATCCAAAGTATGAAACAATCATTCGCTTTGCGGATGCATTGAATGTTGAACCAAGAGAAATTCTTGGTAATGCTTTTATGGATGTCATTAGCCCAGAGGTGGAACGTTTGGCCCATAGTGTGGATGATACAACAGATATAAGACTTTATTTATCTGGTAGAGTTGTTCCGGTAACGATTCAAGAACGATTGAATGAAGCGTTTTCTGAACTTAACAAAGAGGGGCAAAAAGTAGCGGTTGAACGGGTAAAGGAACTCGCCCAGATCCCGAAATACCAGAAAGACCCCGCCGGGGACAGCACCCAGAGCGCGGGCGCTGGTGACGAAAAAGACCCGGAATAAAAAGAAAAACGCCCACAGCGTGAACTGTGAGCGCTAAATTTCGGCATTTTGACGGTTATATGCGATGCAACACCCCACGATCAGAGCGCCGCCGGGGACAAAATGCACAAAACGAAGGAAGGTGCAGCAGTTTGGCCAAAATTATAAAGCGGATGAAAAAAGACGGTTCCTGTTCGTATTATATCCGGGTCTCCAACGGATACGACAGGGAAGGGCGGCAAGTGCTGGTCAACCGCACCTATACACCCCCGCCGGGCTTGGCCGGGCGCAAACTGGAAAGAGAGCTGCAGCGGCAGGCGGTCGAGTTTGAGCAGGAAGTGCGCAACGGCCTGAACCTCGACACAGATATAAAGCTGGATGATCTGATAGACCGTTGGTTTGAGCAATATATAGACAAGAAGTGCAAGCCGAAAACCGCGTCAGAGTATCGCTATCTCAGGCCGCGTATCTCTGCGGCGCTTGGGCACATGAAAGTCAGCCAGATAAAGCCCTCGCACCTGATGCTGTTTTATAACGATCTGGAAAGCACCGGGGCGCGCAAGGATTCCACCTATACGGCAACAACGGCCTTGCTGGAACTTCTGCCACGCGGCCAGCGGCAGGAAATGACCAAAGCCGCCGGGGTTGGTGGCCGCTCCATGACATGCATTTGCGCCGGGCAGGGTGTCAGCCGGACAACGGCTGAAAAGGTCGCCAGCACCGCCGGGCTGCCCTTCTCCAAAGCTTTTACAGAGCACGCCAGAGAGGGCGGCAAGCTGAACGGGAACACGGTGCAGCACTATCACCGGATGCTGTCCAGCGTCTTTACAAAGGCTGTGCAATGGGGTATTGTGCAGGATAACCCGGTAAAAAGGGCTGAACCGCCCAAAGGTGCAGCGGTGTCTGTGTCCTACCTAGAGGAAACGGACGTGGCAAGGCTGCTTGCGGCCCTGCACGATGCACCCCCACAATACAGCGCCATTGTGCAGCTTGGCCTGTTTACCGGTATGCGCCGGGGCGAAATATGCGGCCTGCGCTGGTCTGACATTGACTTTGCAAAGGGCACGATCTCTGTCAATCGCACCATGGAATACATTCCACACCAAGGTCTGATCTTCACAGAGCCAAAAACCAGAGCGTCAAACCGTACATTCAAGGTCGGTTCTAACTGCCTTGATATGCTGAAGGAATACCAGCTCTATCAGCGCGGCCTGCGCCTGAAAACGGGCACGATCTGGGCTAGCATGGTGCAGATAGAGAACGGAAAGACCGTGCCGAATGACCTGCTTTTCACCCGGTGGGATGGTTCGCCGCTGGATCTGAACAAGGTGACAACGTGGTTCCCAAAATTTATGCAGGAGCACGATCTGCCAGCGGTTACAGTCCACAGCCTGCGCCACACATACGCCAGCTTGATGATAGCCGCCCATGTGCCCATTGTGACGGTTGCGGGCCGTCTCGGCCACGCTCAGACCTCGACCACAACGGATATTTACGCGGAGTTCATCAAATCGGCAGACGCGGCTGCATCTGACGCAATGGACGTTGTTTTTGACCGCATCAAGCAAAAGACCCACGCATAACAAAAACGGCTCACAGGGGCGTTTCTCGCGTTCTGGTGGGCCGCTTTGCTTTATATCCGGTTTATGGTATCTGTTTTGCACCGGAATGAGCCTTATTTTTGCCTTATTCACGGAGAATACACAAGGACGGGAAAGAACGGAAAAGTACAAAAACAACGATAATTCTATATAAAATCGGACGAATGAAAGCACCGTAGCACGTGCCTTTCACGATTTGGGAGCAGGAGGCCGCGAGTTCGAGTCTCGCCACTCCGACCAGACAAAAATAATCCGAACTTGTTTCCGATAGGAGATGGGGTCGGATTTTTTGTTTTCTTCGGAAAGTTCAATAGAGGTTTCCGACAGAAGCTGAAATCCGAAATCATAGATTGACCGAAACAAATCAAACACTGATTTCAGGAGGACACGATTATGAAGTACGATGCAAGAGCCTGTTCGTTCAACATGGATACTGGCTGTGTGGAGCTGCTGCTCCGGGATGGCAGAAAAATTTCCATCGACTGCACCGGGGTCGAAGATGCGCTGGATGTTACCATTGCGCAGCGGTCTGAACTGGACTACCTCATCTATAATGACCCGCTGGCGTATGCTGAGCTGATTCTGAACGGCGAACCGGGGGAATATTTGAAGAACGTGGCGGGAAGCCACGGATTAGAGGACTAAACACAAAAACAGGGCGCGTCCACCCGGACGCACCCTGAAAAATCCACACACGATAAGTAAGGCAGGGAGTTCCCCGACGGGAACTTCCTGTTTTTCTTTGGTTGCAGCAATATGAGCCTGTTCCGCCTGCCATGCAGCAAACTCCCGTTGACCTTCCTCGCTGTTCCAGCAGGCAAGAATCGCCGGATAGAATGCCTGTGCCAGACGGTCGATGGCTTCATCGGGATAGGGGGAAGTGTTTGTGGACTTTTTCTTTTTGTTCAAACGCACGCTCCTTTGATCGTCCCACCGTGGCAAAGCCGGGCGAGAAAATCAAAGTTCCAATTTTTATGAGGCGCAAGGGCGCGGAAGTTTTCTGCCCTGCACTTGTGGCTGGTGGCTCGTTGATGGCTTACAAGTGCCTGTCGTTATGCGGTCTTTTCTTCTTCAAGGGCTTCTGCAAGAGCCTTTTCCAGATAGGCTTCGATTTCAGTCAGGTAGTTAGCTGGCCTCTGCATTGCGAAGCGGAGAACCTTCTGCTTTTCCGGGTCAGTAAAATAGCTTGGATTATTTTTGAGCGTTTTCTTCCATGAGTTTTTCATCATTTCGGTCGCACGGCTCAAGGATTTGTAAACCTTCATAAACTCGTCCGGTACATGATAGCACCGGAATTCTTCTGTTTGTGGTGTGGGCATGGGAACGGGTTCCGCTTTTTCAGGTTCAAATTCTGCGCTGGCAGATTCCAACACTTCCAATGCCTCTGGATGCAGGATTTGAGCAAGGACATCTGAACGATGCTCGATACTTGCCTGCACAAGCTTGGACATTTCTTCGTTGGTGAACTTCACTTCGCCGGAAAAGACTTTCTGCTTGATGCCGGGAGAGAGATTATCTGCGATGTCGATGCCTCGTGTATAGTGGCTGGCACGAAGAACGGAGGCACGGCTGACGCCGTTTTCCTCTGCGATCCGGTCGCAGGTTTTCTTCCCGGAGTGGTGGTTATCACCGTGATCACCACCACTTTTCTTTGCTAAAGTGTACTGATTGCCTCGAAAGATTCTTGCGGCTTTCTTCTCGGCTTCGTACTGCTTCCCAAGAAGATAGCGTTTCTGTTCGGGGCTTAGGTTTCGCCGTCCCAACTGATTTCGGCAGATCCACGCAAGGGCTTCTTCACGGTTCTCGAATCGGAGCGGCATGGTGGAGAAGTAAATCTCCGGGTGCTTCTGGAGGATGGCATAACGGTTGTGGCCGTCAACGAGGGTGTTTCCCCAGACGATCAAAGGAGAAAGCAGCTTGCCTTCCTTGAGGATGTTTTCTTCAAGCTGCTTGTACTCATCGTCCGTCAGCGGCGGAATCTGATTCTGGAACTCCGGGTCGATTTTCAGATTGATCATACGCACACTCCTTATCTCTCGTGATGCTGCGTCTGTTTTTCC